CCCGCCTCCTCCCGCCGCAGGGCCTGTTCGCCGGCGGGGGTGAGCCGGTACCCTGCCTCGAGGGGCTTCGGGTCGAGCGCGTCGACGACGGCCCGGCCGCCCAGCTCGCGGACGGCCTCCCAGAACTGCTCCGGGGTGACCTCCCTCCCGGCCACCCAATAGCGCATGACGCGCTCGGGACGTGCTACCTTGTCCATGGTTGCTCCTGTGCTGTGGTGTGACCGTGAGCGTCCGGGTGGTTGGGCCGCCCGGGCGCTCGATCGTCAGTTCGCCTCCGGCGCGGACGCGCCGAATCCCAGCTCGAGGGCCACGCCGTTCAGCACGGCGGCCATGGCCTCGACGCTCACCCGGATCTCGCCGGTCCTCCCGTCGTCGGCGACCACGCCCCACTCCCGCTCCGGGGCGTAGCGGCGCAGCCAGCCCCGGACGGCGTCCGGGCCGAAGAGGCGCATCAGCCCGGTGAAGTCCTCGGCGATGGCCTGCGCCTCGTCGTCCCGCGGGGTGGCCATCACGACGCCTCTTCCGCCGGCGGGGGCTCCAGCCCGTCCCAGGCCTCGTCGGGCAGCTCGAGCTCCCGGTCGGGGCCCGGTCGGCTCGGCGCCGGCTTGGGGGGCATCCCGCCCGAGGGCTCCAGGCCCCCGACGGGGCGCGGGGCGGCGGTCGTGCCGGCCATCTGCGCCTCGAGGGCCAGCAAGGACATCACGACCGAGATCCGGTTCCTGTCGACGCCTTGGCCGTCCGCTTGGACGTCCACCTTGCCCCAGACCGTGCAGCCCACGTAGTCCATCGGGTCGAACAGCTCGCCGTCCTCGGGATCGTGGCCGCTCAGGGCCTCCGCCCACCGCCGGCTGTTCGACTTCGGCCCGGTCGCCGTCTGATTGATCAAGGTGGTGACTTCCATCCCCTTGTGGGGGCCGCGGCTCACCTGCAAGACCAGCTTGGTCGTCGGTTCGGGGGCGCCGTTCCGGCCGGGGAAGACGGGCCCATCCCGCACGTCGGTCAGCTCCAAGAGGTAGTTGCCCGCCGGGATGAGCTCCCAACTGGTGCGTTTCATGGGGATCGCGAATCTGGACACCTTCTGCTCCTTGCGCCGGCGCCGTGTTTCGGGCCGGCTGTGGCTGTGGTCCGGTTCGTCGGGGCCGGCGACGCCCCCGCTCACGTCGCGCGCGCGTCCCTCCTCCCCGCCCCCACCACGCGGAGCCCGGCTCCCTCGAGCCGGAAGAGGTAGACGGCCGCCCGGTGCCAGCACGCCGGCCGGTGGCGGCTCTCACAGCTGCAATGCCAGCGGACGCCGTCGGTGGCCACGTCGTGCCAGGCGTCGTCGCGGGAGCCGCTCAGGACGCGGTAGGTGCCGGCGTAGCGCCCCTCCCGCACCGCGGCCGCGCCGCCCCGCGCTAACGCGCGCTCGATCGCCCGCCGCTGCAGCTCCACGGCGCCCGCCGAGGCCTCCGCCACGCCCGTTTTCTCTCCTGGTAGGGGACTATCTGAAGCATTATAGCCAATCTGCGCCGATGCGGGAGGCGTGTGAAACGGGAGGACTACAGACGGAGTGAGGGATATTTCGCTATCATGAGGGCGGCCCTCCGACGCGGGAGACGAGGGGACGAGTCCGGTAGGATGGTCGGAGGAGGCTGGGACGCCATGGCAGCGAAGAAGCGGCCCCGTCCGCGCCGCCGGCGCGGGGGGCGGGCGGCGGAGGAGACGCAGCGGGGCCTGGCGGCCCTGCGCGCGGCGCAGGAGGGGGGCCTGGAAACCAAGGAAGTGGCCCCCAACTGGGCGGCCGACTACGTGAGCTTCGCCCACGTGGTGACGGTCACCGGGATCGGCAAGGGCCACGTCGGCAACGCCATCCGACGGGCGGGCGTGCAGGTCTTCCGCACGCCGCTCGACGCGCGGCGCCGCTACATCAGGAAGGAAGACCTGGAGCGCCTGACGACGTTCACCCCGGAGACGCCGCCGGATGCCGGCCGCCCCGGCGACGCCGGCGAGGCCGAGGAGACTGGCGCCTAGAAAGGGGGGCGGGCCCCCCGACCAAGGAACGCCCGCCCCCACACCCGGAGGTGCACCTTGAGCGTACCAGGAGCCCCGGCGACCCGGCCGCCGACCGCGCAAGCGGCGGCGCGCGATCTCCTCGAGCGGCTGAAGATCATGCCCCTCCCCGTCCCCTACAAGAGCAAGAACCCCAACCGGCCGGGGTGGGAGCAGGAGCGGGTCACCCTCGAGGAGCTCCCCGAGCGGTTCGACGGCGCCCGCCTGAACGTGGGCGGGATGTGGGGGGAACCCTCCGGCGGCGCGGTGGACGTCGACCTGGACTGCCCCCAGGTCAAGCGCACCGCCGCCCGCTTCCTGCCCGAGACGGCGGCCGTCTACGGCCACGCCGGCAGCCGGAGGTCCCACGCCCTCTACCGCTGCGCCGGGGGGACGACCCCGGCGCGCACCCGGCGCTGGAAGGACGTCGACGGCAAAACGCTCGTGGAACTCCGCTCCACCGGCGGACACAGCCTCGCCCCCGGCAGCGTCCACCCGGACGGCTACTTCTACGAGTGGGACGCGCCGGGGGAGCCCGCCACGGTCGACGGGCGGGAGCTGGGGCGCCTCGTCGCCAGGAGCGCGGCGGCGGCCCTGCTGGCGCGCCACTGGCCGGTCGAGGGGGGCCGCCACGACGCCGCCGGCGCGCTGGCCGGCGCCCTGGCCCGCCAGGGCTGGCCCGACGCGGAGGTGCTGGCGTTCGTCGACGCCGTGCTCGAGGCCAGCGGCGACGACGAGCCGGAGGACCGGCGGCGCTTCACCGCCGAGACGCTCGAGAACGGCCGCGGGGGGCGCCAGACGACGGGCTGGCCGAGCCTCGCCCAGGCCGTCTCGGACGCCGTAGCCACCCGCGCCCGCGGCTGGCTGGGGGTGACGGGCCAGCCCGACGGCGCCCCCCCGGACGGGGCGGAGTCCCCCGTCGGGCCGGAGCGGCGGAACGGGCACGCGCCCGCGCCCCCGCGCGAGGCGCCGCCCGTCGAGCCGAAGACGCTCGCCGAGGTGGTCGCCACCTTCAAGCAGTGGCTCCACCTGGACGACCTGGGGCCGCTGTACGCCGTGCTGGCCACCGTAGTGGCCAACCGGATGGCCGGGGATCCGGTCTGGCTGATGGTCGTGGGCGCCTCCTCCGGCGGCAAGACGGAGCTCGTCAACGCCATCTCGCGGGAACCGGACGTCCACCCGGCCGCCACGTTGACGGAGGCGTCCCTGCTCAGCGGGACCCCGAAGAAGGACCGGCGCCCCGGCGCCAAGGGCGGCCTGCTCCGGGAGATCGGCGACTTCGGCATCCTGGCCGTCAAGGACTTCACGTCCATCCTGTCCATGAACCGGGAGCCCCGGACGCAACTGCTGGGGGCCCTGCGGGAGATCTTCGACGGCGCCTGGCACCGCGACGTCGGCGTCGAGGGCGGGACGCGGCTGGCGTGGGAGGGCAAGGTGGGCCTGGTCGCCGGCTGCACCGCGGTGGTGGACAGCCACCACCAGGTCATGGCCACGATGGGCGAACGGTTTCTGCTCTACCGCCTGGGCGAGATCGACCCCAAGGAGCAGGCCCGGCGGGCCCTGCAGAACACCGGCCGGGAGCGCCAGCTGCGGGCCGAGCTCGCCGGCGCCGTCTCCGGGCTGTTCGCCTCGCTGGCGCCGCTCCCCGAGGGGCCACCGGACCTGGCCGACGCAGAGACGGACGGCCTGGTCGCGCTGGCGTCGCTGGCCGCCCGGGCGCGCAGCGGCGTCGAGCGCGACGCCCACACCCGGGAGATCGAGCTGATCCCCGATCCCGAGGCGCCGGCGCGCCTCGCCCAGACCCTGCGGCGCCTCTACGGCGGGATGCTGACGATCGGCCTCGAGCGGGCGGCGGCCTGGGGCTACATCACCAAGGTCGGCCTGGACTGCATGCCCAAGCTCCGCCGGGGGGTCTTCGACGCGCTCGCCGCGCTGCCCGCCGGCGCGCGACTCGGCACGGGCGTCCTCGCCGCGCAGGTGGCGTACCCCACCACGACCGCCCGCCGGGCCCTCGAGGACCTCATGGTGCACGGCGTCGTCGAACGGGAGGCGGAGCCGGCCGGCGGGAGCCACAACTGGTGGCTCACCAGATGGGCGCGGGAGCAGTTCGTGGGCGCGATGACCGTTCCCGAAATGTCAGTACCCCTACGGGGAGAGCGGCCGTGAGGGAGCGCGCGCGCGCGCGGTATCTATCCCCCTCCGCACCTGTACTGACTTTTCGGGAACGGGTGGTGGGGCGAGCTGAGAAGGAGCCGAACGCGAGATGGTGACGATGCTGACCCGGCCCCCCCTGGGCTCCACGGCGCCGGCCGCCGACGCCGTCCGGGGCGTGCGCGACGGCGGGGAGCTCGAGCTCAAGGACGACGCCTGGCGGATCGAGGGGTTGGCCAGTACCTACCAGGTGGACGCGATGGGGGACGAGATCCAGCCGGGCGCCTTCCTCGAGTCGCTCGCCAAGAATCCGCGCCCGCCGCTGCTCTGGGCCCACGACACCGCCCGGGTGATCGGCGTGGCCGAATCCTTGCGCGAGACCCCGGACGGGCTGTGGGGGCGGTTCCGACTCAGCCGGACCCGCGACGCGGCCGATGTGCGGCAGCTGTGTCTCGACAAGGCCGTCGACGGGCTCTCGATCGGCTTCCGGGTCGGGCCGGCGGATATGGAGTTCCGCGGCGGCCTCCGCCGGTTGAAGAAGATCGCCCTCTACGAGGTGAGTGTGGTCGCCCTCCCGGCCGCGCCCGGGGCCAGGATCTCCCTGGTGAAGTCCCTCCCCGCCGGGGCGGCGCCCTCGTACCTGGCGGCGTTCCTCGAGCGCCACGCCCGGCGCACCGAGCTCGAGTCGCAGCGCCGGCAGCTGCAGCTCCTGCGGCTGCGCCTGCCCGTGCTGGCCGCCGGGCGGTGGACGGGAGGCGGGTGAGATGGCCCAGCAGGACCCCGGTCAGTCCTGGGTGCCGGTCCGCCCTGTGCTCGAGGGCGCCCGCTCCCCCGAGTACGAGGCCGAGGTGCGGCGCCGGGTCCGGGAAGCGTGGGCCGCCTGGGACACCGCGTGCCGGCAGGTGCCCCGGGCCCGGGAGATCCTGCGCCAGGTCGACGAGCAGTTGCCCCAGGTCGAGGCCAACCTGACCGCCGCCGACCGGCAGCTCGAGGCCGCCCGGGCCGCTTACGTCCTGCGGACGGTGATCGGCCCGGGGGGCGCCATGCTGACCGACCCCGAGGGCCGGCCCATGTACCTGACCCACCAGGACGAGGAGGACCGCGATCCCGGGGTCACGGGGGCCAAGGCGGAGCGCCTGCGCTGGATCCAGGCCCGGGGCCGGCTCTGGCGCCACGCCGACGACGCCCGGGCGGTGCTCGCCCACGCGACGGGCCAGAGGCCCCCCGGCGAACGCCCCGCGGACTGACGCGGCGGGGTCTTTCGGCGTGGCCGCGCCGAAACAATCCGACGAGGGGAGCGCGTGGCGGGGAAACAACGTTTCAGCCAGGGCCAGGTGATCACCGCCCTCACGGAGGCCAGGGGGCTGGTGAGCCACGCCGCCGCCCGGCTGGGCTGCGACGCCGACACCGTGGCCAACTACGCCCGGCGCTACCCCGCGGTGCGGGCCGCCCGGGACGCCGCCCGGGCGCACGAGTTGGACCGGGCCGAGGGGCGGCTGTTCGACGCCGTCGACGCCGGCGAACCGTGGGCCGTCACGTTCGTCCTGACCCGACTCGGCAGAGGCCGAGGGTACGGCGACCGGCTCGAGGTGGCCGGTCGGGTCGACCTCCTGGCGTCCCCGGAATGGCTCCAGACGCGGGCGCTGCTCCTGGAGGTCCTGGGCCACTTCCCCGAAGCCCGGATGGCCGTGGTGACGCGCTTGCGGGCCCTCCGGGCTCCCCGCGGGGAGGACGACGACGCCGGTTGACGCCATGGGCGACGACCTGCTCGCCGCGCTGGATCCGGTCCAGCTCGCGGAGCGGGCCGGGCTGCGGCCGGATCCGTGGCAGCTGGCGGCCCTGCGCAGCCGGGCCGCCAGGTCGCTGTGGAACGTCTGTCGGCAGGGGGGCAAGAGCTGCGTCGCCGGCGTGTTGGCGTGCCATCAGGCGCTCTACGTGCCTGGCTCCCTCACCCTGTTGATCAGCCCCTCGGAGCGCCAGAGCAAGGAGCTGATGGCCAAGGTGTTGCAGGTCTACGGCGCCACCGGGCAGGCCGTCCCCGCCGACGCCGAGAGCAAGCTGACCCTCGAGCTCAGCAGCGGGAGCCGGATCATCGCCTTGCCGGGCTCAGAGCGCACGACGCGGGGCTTCTCCGCCCCGTCCCTGGTCGTGATCGACGAGGCTTCCCGGGTCGACGACGAGTTGTACTACGCCCTGACCCCCATGCTGGCCACCGACCCGGCGGCGCGGTTGCTGGCGATCTCGACCCCGAACGCGGTGTTCGGCTGGTGGTACGCCGCCTGGACAGCGGGCGGCGCCCTGTGGGAGCGGACGCGAGTCACGGCCCACCAGTGCGCCCGGATCAGCGCGGCGTTCCTCGCGTCGGAGCGGGCCAGCATGCCGGCGGCGGTCTTTGCCAGGGAGTACGAGTGCGTGTTCAGCCAGATCACGGACGCGGCGTTCCTGGCGGCGGACGTGATGGCCATGCTCTCCGACGAGGTGGTCCCGCTGTTCCCGGCGGCCGCCGCCGGGGGCTCTGCCGGCGCCCCGCCGGCGCCCGCGGACGTCGGCGCGTACCTCTCCTGACCCCGAGGAGGCCCCCATGCCGACGCAGCTCTACGTCCGGGACGCCGAGGGCGGGCCCTGGCGCCGCTACGACGGCGAGCTCCTGCCGGGCGGGGCCGTCGCGCCCGGCGCGGCGGCCGCCCGGGTCCTCCCCCGGATGAGCTTCGTCCTGTCCGCCGACCTGGGTCAGGTCAACGACTTCACGGCTTTGGTCGTGGTGGAGACCCACTGGACGGGCCCGGGCGACGGCGGGGCCCCGGTCTACGCCCACGACGTGAGCCACCTCGAGCGCCACCGCGGGATCAGCTACCCCGCGATCGCGGCCCGGATCGTCCGGCTGTGCGCCGAGCTCCCGGCGCCGCCGCTGCTGGTGGTGGACGAGACGGGGGTGGGGCGGGCGGTCTGCGACGACCTGCGACTCGCCAATCCCCGGTCGCGCTGCTTCATGCCGATCACCATCACCTCCGGCCAGGACGCGACGGCGCAGCCCGACGGGAGCTGGCACGTCGCCAAGCGGCTGCTCGTCGGGCGCACGCAGATCGCGCTGCAGAACCGCCGCCTCCGGGTGGGCCGCAACCTGCCCATGGCCGCGGAGCTGGTGCGGGAGATGCTCAGCTTCCGGGCGAAGATCACCCCCGCCGGCAACGTCGTCTACGGGGCGCCGGACACCTCCGACTGGAGGACGGGCGTGCACGACGACATGACGCTCGCCGTCGCCCTGGCCGTGTGGGCCGTCGAGGACGGGATCGGGGCCCCGACGCGCTTCTACTAGGAAGGGCCCGGTACGGCCCGCGCCGGGGCTGGTGGGGGCCGCTCCGGTGACGATTACGCGGCTAATCAAAAGGGCGCGGCGGCCCGTCTGCTCCTGGGAACGGCGCCGGCGCCGCCCGCCCAGGTCGTGCGACGTCGACTCTGTTGAACAGATTGAACAGGCGGCGGCCGCGGCGGCCCTACGGGTAGCGGTGGGCGCACGCCTACCCCTAGCGCCCACCGCCCACCGCCGACGCTCACCGCCAGGCGCCGGCGCAACGCGGGGGGCCGCCGCGCCGTCCGACTCGGCGTGGCCACCACCAGCAGCGCCCCTACGCCAAACGGCACCGCCACCTACCTCCCCCTGCCCGACGCCGCCCAGCGGCTCGGGCTCTCCCAGTCGGCCCTGCGCCGGCGCCTCCGGGCGGGCAAGCTGCACGGCGAGCGGCGCCCGACGAGCTCGGGCTTCATGTGGTGGGTGGCGGTAGGCGCCGGCGCGCCTACCGCTGACTACGGGACGCCTACCGCTACGCCCGGGCGCACGCCTACCGCTCATCAGGATGGCCCCGGTCCGACGACGTTGGCGGTACAGGCGGCCCGGGCCGCGGAGATGGCGACCTACAGCCGCGAGCTGCTGGCGCCCGTGCTGGCCCGCCTGGAGGAGCAGGCCGAGCGGATCGGGCACCTCGAGGCCGACAACGCGCACCTCCGCGCCCGGGTCGCCGAGCTCGAGGCGTCGGCGGATCCTCTGGCACAGAACGGCGCCGCCCCCGAGGGAGGAGGGCGGCGCCCGAGGTGGTGGCGGCGGTTGTGGTGGGGGGTGAGCTAGGCGCCGGACTCGGACAGGAGCCGCTTGAGCGCGGCGTCCGTCTCGAGCTGCGACTCCTCCCGCTGCGTTCGCTCGCCGGCGAGCTGGCGCCGGGCCTCCTCCTGCCAGTAGGCGGCGTGGCTCAGGGGCTGGTGCTGGCCCCCGCGCTGAGTCTCCAGCTCGCCGTTGCGCTCGGCCATCAGGAACTGGACGATGCTGTACTGGTCGTAGCGCCCCGTCTCGCGGCACGCGGCGACCACGTGCATGGCCGCGACCTCGCCGTCCGTGCTGTTGCTCCAGTACGCCACCTCGAGCCGGTGGAGGTCCTGGCAGATGCACTCCACCTTCGTCTCGAGGTGGCGCCGGTCGAGATCCGGGCGGAAGCCGAGTCGGGCGCCGCACTCGTAGCACCACCACCCGTCCTCGTCGGTGCCCTTGGTCAGGTCCCACGCGAGCCCCTTGTGCTTGATCGGGCACACGAACGTCGACTCGTTCATCGCCTCAGTCCTCCCCCTCGCCTTCGGCGGCCCGTACCGCCGCCTCGGCGAAGTCGCTCAGCTTGCGCTCCCGCTCCCAGCGGGCGGCGTAGTCGTCACGGCCCTTCGGGGGCGCCCCCGGCAGGAGGGCCCTGACCTCCTCCGTGCTCAGCGGGGGCATCAGCGCCGTCGGCGTGGGCATGATGGCCAGGGCCCGCTCGGCGGCGGCGGTGTCCAGGCTCCCGGCGAGCAGGGCCGCCTGGGCCTCCACCGACCCGGCCTCGATCGCCGCCAGGGCTTTCTTTTCCCGCGAGGCGATCTCCGCGTGGGCGGCCCGCCGGAGCTCGTCGCGCCGCTCCTTCCAGGTGTTCTCGCCCCGGGTGATCCAGCCCATCGAGATCGACGGGGCCAACTGCCTGGGGATGCCCAGCTCGGCGCAGCGGGCGGCCACGCGGGCGTCCGCCTCCCGCTTGAGCTCCGCCAGGGTGCCGTAGATCTCCTTCCAGACGTCGTCGTCGAGGTAGGAGTACTCGGCCGCCAGCTTGGCCTCCGCGTCGGCCTTGAGCTCCGCCGACCTGGCCGACGCCGCCGCCTTCGACACCTGCTCCCGCCGCTTGAGCAGGCTCACGAGGGCCTGCCGGTCGGCACGCGTCATCCGTTCGGTCTCGCCCATCAAAACAACCTCCTCTGCTCAGGCGCCGGCGCCACCGGCGCCACCAGGAGCGCGTCGTCGATCTCCGGCGCCGCTTTTCAAGCACCGGTAGCACAGGTCCGGCGCCGGCGGGAGCCACCGGGTGATCTCGGCCCAGTGGCCCGCTGTCCACGGGGTGGTACTGGCCCATTCGCCGCACACCGACCGCACCATCCGGCGGTAGTCCCCGCCCTCGTCGGTCAGGTCGGCGATCCGCAGGCCGTGCCAGCGGCCTACGTGGTCCCGGGCCCACAGGTAGCCCTCCGGGGCGACGATGCCCCGCGGGGTCGTCATCCCGCCGTCCTCTGGCGCTCGTACTCGGCCAGGTCGAGGTCCGGGATGCCCTGGCGCCGCTCCCCGCTCGACTCCCAGCCGGGCCAATCCGTGATTCGCCCGAGGACGCGGCAGTCGTAGTCCAGCTTGACGAGGCGCTGGACGTCCCCGCCGGCGCGGGCCCACGCCAGGTAAGCCCGCCCGCGCTCCGTCACCCGCTCGACGCTCAGCTCGGTGGTCATCGCCCCGACCTCCAGTGCGCGTCCTCGTGCTCGGTGAGGCGCTGCCCCACCTGGTCGACGGCGCGCATCAAGCGGTCAACGTCGCCCTCGTGCTGATCCTGGTGGCGGACGTAGCTCGCGTCCAGGGCTTCGAGCCGGGCCTCGAGCTGCGCCAGCCGGTCCGCGAGGACCTCCAGGCCGTGCTCGAGCGCGCCGACGAATCCGGCCAGCTCCTCGGGCCGGCGCAGCGTCTCGTCGCCGTTCATCGTCCCGCCTCCTCCCGCCGCAGGGCCTGTTCGCCGGCGGGGGTGAGCCGGTACCCTGCCTCGAGGGGCTTCGGGTCGAGCGCGTCGACGACGGCCCGGCCGCCCAGCTCGCG